TGTGGGTCTATATGTTCAATCCAAAACTTGCCAAAGAATTAATGCCTGAGACAACTAAAGTTATCAGGGATGAATTTAAGAAAGCTGGCAACAAGCAGATTAGGTTCTACTCAAGCTCATTTGCAACAATATTAGCCATAGTAACAGCAATGCTTGCAATGGAGGCTGGTGAGGAAGAAGAACCTCAGATGCCCAATGGTGCATTGAGCCCACAGAGTGGCGGTGTACTAGCCGCATAGATAACATGAGGTCCCAGTAATGGGGCCTCGTTTGTTACCAAAGGAGTAAGCTAGGAGTTACAGATGCCAGCCCCACTAAACCCCAGAAAAAAGTCCCCAAAGAAGGTACTGACACATCCAAAAAAGGGCCACCAAGCGGGCAAAAAGAACTACTTTGCAACTTTGATGGAGACCGAGGAGGGAAGAGCCCTTCGGAAGTCGTGGTCAACAAAAAAGCGTAAGAGCGGTGGTAGGCCAAAAGGTACACCAGATGGCTATACCTTAGAAGCAATCACCCCGATAAGAAAACAAGCGAAAGCTGATGCCGAAAGGATCGTCAAGATTATGGCTAAAGAAAACGAAATAGATGATGTCTATGCCATTGAGGCACTCAAGACAGCAGTCGAAATTATGAGAGAGCCTTGCCAGAACAGAGACAAACTCATGGCGGCTAGGATGGTCTTAGATTTCACTAAAACAAAACCAGCCGCAAAGAGCGAAGTCACTATCGGTAAAGCCGAAGCCTTCTTGGAGTCGCTCTTAGTAGCTGACACAGAAGAAGAGCAAAATGACAACACAATTGATGGAAACGAAACTTAAAGAAGTACGCCGTAAACTTTATGGTGACTTTAACTTCTACAGTAAGTCAGCTCTCAAAATACGGACCAAAGATGGCGACATCAAATCACTAAACCTAAAGCCAGCTCAAGAAATACTACAGGATGCTGTTGAGAAACAGATGGCGTCTGAAGGTAAAGTACGCATCATCATATTGAAAGCACGGCAGCAGGGACTATCGACATACGTTGGTGGCTACCTGTACTTCAACGTCTCCCAGCGAAAAGCCTGTAAAGCGATGGTGGTCACACACCACTCTGATAGTACACGCGCCCTCTTTGACATGACTAAGCGTTACCATGAGAACTGCCCCGAGCTACTCAAGCCGCACACTAAGTATTCCTCACGACGAGAGCTGACCTTTGATGTCTTAGACAGCTCATATGTTGTGGCTACTGCTGGAGGTGAGAGTATTGGTCGAGGTGAGACTTTGACACACGTCCACGCTTCAGAACTTGCGTTCTGGCAGAAGTCCACTGCGCTAGAGAACTGGAACGGCATGACGCAAGCTGTGCCCAATAAGCCAAACACAGCAATCTTTGTTGAGAGTACGGCTAATGGTGTCTCAGGGATATTCTATGATCTATGGAAGGGTGCAGTTGACGGAACTAACGGATATGTCCCAGTGTTTATACCTTGGTTTATTGATCCAGAGTACAGAGAGCCAGTACCTAGTAACTTTGAGATAACTCCAGAAGAAGAAGAGCTTGAGGAGCGGTATACCTTAGACCACGAACAGCTAATGTTCCGCAGACGCAAGATTGCTCAGAACGGCATTGACCTTTTTAAGCAAGAGTATCCAGCAGAACCAGAAGAAGCCTTCCTGACAACTGGACGTCCTGTGTTCAACCCAGAGACGCTACAAGAATGCCTACACGAAACTCAAGACCCGACATCCCGCCTCGCCTTAGAGGGTGATGAGTGGCTAGAGAATGTCCGTGGGGAACTAACTCTCTATAGAAAAATAGACGACGGTGAGAAGTACACAATTGGTGCTGACGTCGCTATGGGAGTTAGAGGCGGTGACTATTCAGTTGCTCAAGTCCTCGACAGTAAAAAGCGACAAGTCGCAACATATCGTGCCCAAGTTCATCCCGACTATTTTGCTGAGGTTCTCTATAAGATGGGTGAGTTCTTTAACTTCGCCTACATCATAGTGGAAAACAACAGTCACGGAATACTTACGTGTACTCGCCTTGGTAAAGACATGGCCTACCCGCACTTTTACACAGAGTTGCAAGTAGACAAACTGACTGAGAGGGAAACCATGAAGCTAGGTTTCACTACAACGTCTAAGACTAAACCCCTGATTATAGATGAACTCAGGGCCTCAGTTCGAGAGGGAAATATCGAACTAAACGATAAAGTCACAATCCGAGAAATGCTTACATACATCGTCACACAAAGTGGTGGCATGGAGGCTGAATCAGGATGTTTTGATGACTGCGTTATGAGTCTGGCCTTAGCTAATCACATCCATGAGGGTGCTTGGGAACCAATTGAAGCAGTAGATGATTATTATATAGAGATGGTTTAAACATGAAATCACAAGACGAATACACATCACTTGATGACGAAAAGATCGTCTCCATCGTTGATACAAGCCTAAGACGTTCAATCGGTTATCACGACAGCGAATTATCGCAAGAGCGCCGTAAGGTAATGGACTACTACTCAGCCAAGCTACCACGCCCAGCGCATGATGGTAACAGTAAGTACGTGAGCCAAGACGTATATGATGCCGTAGAAAGCATGAAGGCGGCACTGCTAGAGACATTCAGCACAGGCAACAAGACCCTTCGGTTTACGCCTCAGAACATGGATGATGTCGATACTGCTGAGGTCTGCACAGAGTACACAGACTTTGTACTGCATCGCCAGAACAACCTATTTGAGACCATGCAGACTGTCATCCACGATGGACTGATAGCCCGAGCAGGCATCGCTAAGATATTCTGGTGTATGCAAGACGAGAGCAGTCTTGAGCGTATAGATAACCTTACAGAAGAGGAGCTCGACGTAATCCTTTCAGAAGAAAACGTTGAGATCGAAGAGATAGAGCAAGATGACATGGGAATGTTCTCTGGCGACTTACGTGTTACGCGAGATACCTCACAGGTAAAGATCGAAGCGATTGCACCAGAAGAGTTCTTAATTGAGCCACAAGCAAAGTCTTTAGATACTGTAAGCTTCTGTGCCCATCGTACCAAGAAGACTATCTCAGAGTTGATTGAGATGGGCTATGACGAGGACTTGGTTGCTGACATCTCAGATAACGAAGACACTGATTTTGACAGTGACCCAGAAATACTAGCACGATTTGACGACATTGGTGCAGGCCGTGGTTTCAACGGTAAAGGCGACCAGCGCCAGTCACGACAGGTAACTGTGGTTGAAGCGTACATCGAACTAGATGTCGAAGGCACTGGAGTTACTGATCTTTACAGGGTCGTTAAGTGCTCAAACGTACTATTAGAAAAAGAAGTTGTCAGCAGACGCCCATTCGTGGCTTTTGTTCCTCTTCCTATTCCACACGCTTTTCATGGTAACAACTTTGCCGAGAAGCTACTTGGAATACAGAATGCTCGAACAGTTCTTACTCGTTCAATCCTTGACCATGCGATGGTTACAAACAACCCTAGATACACGGTTGTCAAAGGAGGATTAACGAACCCAAGAGAGCTGATCGACAATCGTGTTGGTGGTATTGTCAACGTGACACGCCCTGACGCAATCAACCCTATGCCTCAAGCATCTCTGAATCCGTATGTATTTCAAACGATTCAAATGCTGGATGAGGATAAAGAAGACACTTCTGGTGTCTCCCGCCTATCCCAAGGTCTAAACAAAGATGCTATAAGCAAACAAAACTCTGCGGCAATGGTAGAGCAGTTGGCGACATTAAGTCAGCAACGCCAGAAGATCATTGCGCGAAACTTTGCGAACAACTTCCTTAAACCTCTTTTCAGCATGGTCTACCAATTGGTCGTCGAGAACGAGAGTGAAGAGAAGATTGTTGAGTTAGCAGGGCGTTTTGTCAATGTGAGCCCAGCGCAATGGGCTGATAAACGTGACGTACAGGTAGAGTTTCACTTGGGGTATGGTGATCAAGAGCAGATGGTGCAGAAGTATCTTTCGTTTCACCAGATGTTCTCAGCCGATCCATCATTAGGACAGATGTACTCATCAGAGAACAAGTTCAAGATGCTGTCTTCAGTGCTAGAAAAATCAGGTATCAAGAACATTGCTGACTTCCTTACAGACCCAGCTACGATACCACCACCACCGCCAGACCCAGCACAAGAGATGCAGATGCAGATGGCACAGAAGCAACTGGAACTACAAGAGCGGCAGACAAGCGTTGCCGAGTTGAAGACACAGTTCACACAAGAATTAGGACAGATGAAACTACAGCTAGACCAAATGAAAGCTGAACGGACATTTGCCCTTGAATCTGACAGACAAGACTTAGCTGAAACTCAATTCGAGCACAAAGAGTACGTGAACCTCGAAGAGCTGAAGATTGCAAGAACTGCTGATGATGTCAGAGCAATCGCAAGTCCTAACGGATAAGCCACCCCCACTAATAAGGAAAACACATGCCTACACAAGAAGAGCAACTTATTGTGGCTGGAGATGAGGCGGAGGTTCTACTACAGAACTCCGCTTTCAACTCAGTCATCAACGAACTCGTCGAGCGAGCCTTTCAAACTTTTGTAAATACAGGCCCAGAAGACGTAGAAAAACGAGAGTATTCATATAACCACTATCGCGCAATTGTTGACGTGGTGGATACTTTAAAACAGCGAGTTCAAGTGAGCCAAAGCATCACTGAACAGCAGAACGGCGACAACAGCCAAGAGGAGCCAGCACCATGAACAACGTGCAAAATGACAACTCTCAGCCACTAAATCTCGATGTAGATGGAGCGGCAGATGTAATCTTAGGTCAGTGGACGGACGGTGAAGACCTATCCGAAGATACTGAAGACGAAGATACACCATCCCAAGGCACTGATGAGACAGATGTTGATGAGGATGAACTAGAAGAAGACGACGAAGCTGGACAAGACGAAGATAGTCCCGAAGACCCTGATGCGGATGAACTAGAAGACGAAGATGACCAGAGCGAAGATGATGAGGATGAGGATGAAGAACCCTTAGCCGCATCTGACGATCAGCTTGTGGAAATTGCAGTCAATGGTAAGTCTAAGAAGGTATCTGTTAAGGACTTGAAGCGGCTCTACGGACAAGAAGCGTCTTTAACCAAAAAGTCTCAAGATTTAGCTCACCAACGGAAAGCATCAGACGAAAGTCTAGTGCAAACGCAGTTGTCATACGAAAAGCTAATGGAACGCGCAGAAGCAAGGTATAAGCCTTATGCTGACATTGATATGTTGGTAGCCTCTCGTCAAATGGACCCTGATACATTTGCACAGCTAAGAATAGATGCGAAGCAAGCAGAAGAAGACCTCACCTTCCTAAAGGAAGAAAGCGGTCAACTTGTGTCACAGATGAAACAACAGCAACAGCAGTTCAACAAGGAAGCCGCGCAAGAGTGCGTTAAGGTTCTCCAAGATCAACTGCCTGACTGGGGAAACGAACTCTACGCAGACATCCGTAACTATGCAGTCAAATCAGGAATGCCACAAGAAGCTGTCGATCAGTACACAGACCCACAGGTCATAATGCTGATCAACAAAGCACGTCTGTACGACTTAAACAAAGAGTCCGCCAAAGGTAAAAAAGCTAAGGCCAAACTCACTAAGTCTAAGGACGGCAAAACAAAAGTCTTGAGTTCCAAGAAAGCCCCACCAAACAAAGCATCGTCTACTGCCAAAAAACGGCAAGAGGCCATAGCGGGACTACATGGGCATAGCGATTTAGACGACATTGCATCAGCTCTTATGAGCGGTTGGTCAGACTGATCAAATCTTGCCTAATTTTAAAAAACAAATAAGGAATAAATACTATGGCTACTTTAACAAGCTACACGACAATCGGCCAGAAAGAGGACGTATCGGATATTTTGGTTTCCATCAGCCCCTTCGATACGCCTATGTTGGCTATGTGTAAGAACGAAAAGATAACTGCACGAACATTCTCATTTATCGAGGATTCTTTAGCTGCGGCTGGCGTGAATGCCGCCGTTGAAGGTGCGGATGCGACCATGATTACATTGGACGCACAAGTAGAACGCACTAACACCACACAGATACTTACAAAGGGTTTCCAGATCAGTGCTACAGCAGACGCAGTAGCCACACATGGCCGCAAAACCGAAACAGCCCTAAATCTCGCCAAGAAGTTGAAGGAGATTAAGAAGGACTATGAACATGCTCTAGTTGGCGTAACGCAGGCAACTGTTGTTGGTTCAGCTTCAGCGGCACGTAAGATGACTTCCTTCCTAAATCAGATTTCTACAACTTTAGATGCAGGAAGTAATTCTACAGACGCGCTTACAGAGGCCAAATTACTGGCGGCTGGTCAAACTTGCTACACAAACGGCTCAGACGTAAATACTTTTATGATAAAGCCCGCCGATGCAACTATTGTCGCTGGTTTCTCAGCGGCATCTGGTCGTAACCGCGAGATCTCACAAGGTAAGACATTGGTCAATGCGATTGATCTGTACGTGTCTCCGTTTGGCGAATACAGAGTTGTGCTTAACCGCCAGCTAAAATCAACACACGCTCTATTGATTGATCCGTCAATGTTCAAAACTTGTACTTTGCGTCCATTTACACGCACATTATTAAGTAAGAACGGTGACTCAGATCGTCACCACATCGTTGGTGAAGTATCATGTAAGCACACTAACTTTGCTGACTCAATTGCAATCACAGGATTGTCATAAGTCACCATCGCTGAACTAATAGACTTAGGTCTATAGTAACTGGCCCACCCATCGCACACACAGGTTTTGCTCTCCTTACTTTGTGTGCCTTGGGTGGGCCTTTTTCATTTCTAAGGTAGCAAAACAAATGACTTTACTCATTAAACCACAGCCCACCCTCATCCAGTCTGAAAGCACTTTCACCAGTGAACATGGCGGGACAACTCATAAACACACACAGCATATCTCACAGTCATTCTTAGACGATCTGAAAGACGCTCGAAACGATAGTGGTTCGAAGCCTACAGGTGACATGATGCGAGTGGCCTCCATACCAACAGCAGTTGTTGAGAAGTGGATGCGCGAAGGCTTCAATCTATGGGAAGCTGATGGCAAAGAAATAGTTAGGAAACTTAAAGCTGAACACTTGGATATGTTCTTAGCTACTGAAAAGAGGATTTAAAAGAGATGTCGAAAAATGGACTATACGCAAACATCCACAGGAAAAGAGCATCAGGCAAGCCCATGAAAGCAAAAGGCACAAAGGGCGCGCCCACTGACCAAGCTTTCAAGCAAGCGGCAAAGACAGCCAAGAAAAGAAAGACATAAGAAATGAACAAAGGTCAAATCAGAGCGCACTTTATTGCTCTACTAAACAGAAGTGACTGCACGAATGCTTTGGCTGATACCTTTATTGATCAGGCGAACACTCGTATAAAGCGAACACTGCGCATCCCATCAATGGAAAAGCAGTATGCACTAACGGTTTCAAGTGCATCAGGGGTCGCATCCTTTGTCATACCCGCAGACTTATTGGAAATCATTGAGCTGTACTATGACGGAACGACGATGGTCAGGATACCGCTCCACGAGATGATTGCATACCAAAAGACTGGTGAAGTCGGGACACCTCAGTTCTTCTGCCGTGAGGGTGGTTCTATCAAGATATTCCCAAAGCCAGTCAGCGGAATTGTCTACCTAAACTACTACGCAGACCTTGCCGACCTAGCAACAGACAGCGCCGAAAACACACTAACTGTAATAGCTTCAGACCTACTGACTTATACAGCGCTGGGCTATGCGGCTGACTACTTCTTAGATGAACGAGGTCAAGTGTTTGATGGCAAAGCTGGACAGTTCTTAGCTGAGATACAAGAGCATGCTAACACGGCTGAACAGTCAGGTGTTAACCAGGTTATGCGGCCCACACAACGATACGAGGATTAAATCAAATGGCATCTAAGTCAAGTTTCTACAGCGGCTCTGCCGTAACCCCAACGCAGGCAGACGCTATCGAAGCTAGTGTCAGTAACGCCGCAACATCTGCATCAGCCGCATCAACTTCAGGAACTAACGCCGCCAACTCTGCCACTGCATCTGAAGTTTCAAAAGATGCTTCTGTAGTAGCTAAGAACGCTTCTGTTACCGCTAAGAACTCTTCTGAGACTGCGGCAAGCAATTCGTCTTCTAGTGCATCTACAGCTACTACAAGAGCAAATACGGCTACAGCAAAGGCAGACATTGCAACTGCTAAAGCTACCATAGCTACAGACAAGGCGGCGATTGCTACAACAAAAGCTAGTGATTCAGCAACATCTGCAACGGCATCAGCTTCTAGTGCTTCAGCTTCACAAACTTCTAGGGTTGCTTCCGAAGCCGCACTTGATTCATTTACTGATATTTACCTTGGAAGCAAAAGCAGTGCACCTTCAACTGATAACGATGGTAACTCTTTAGCAACTGGGGCAATCTATTGGAACAGTGGTAATAACCAACTTTATATTTGGAATGGTTCTGCATTTGTATCGGCTGTATTTACTGCAAGTGGCGCAGTTGCATCTTTTAACAGTAGAACTGGGACAGTAACATTAAGCAGTACAGATGTAACAAACGCATCTGGTTTACTTCGTACTGGCGGAGCAATGACAGGTGCCATTACAACGAATAGTACGTTTGATGGACGCGATGTTGCCGCTGACGGAGTATTGGCTACCAATGCTTTACCAAAAGCTGGCGGAGCAATGACAGGTGCTATCACAACTAATAGTACGTTTGATGGGCGAGATGTAGCTACTGATGGTTCTAAGTTAGATAGTATTGAAGCATCCGCTACCGCAGACCAAACTAAAGCTGATATACAAGGTCTTGGTATTGATGTTCCAGCAACTAATCTTACAGGTACAATAGCGGCGGCTCGCTTATCCACAGCAACCACACAAGCTGAAAGTGATGATAGCACTAAAATAGCTACAACAGCTTATGTAGTAGATAAGATTACGACCCTTATAGGTGGCGCACCAAGCACACTAAATGATTTGAATGAGTTAGCTGCGGCTATCAATGATGATGCCAGCTATAACTCTACCCTCACAACAGCATTGGCTACTAAGCTACCTCTATCGGGTGGTACTATGACAGGCAATATTTCACACGGCGGCAATTTTACGCTAGACGTTGCAGGAGATATTACCCTTGATGCTGATGGTGCGGAAGTATTCTTCGCAGATGGTGGCACAAACTATGGTAAGACCATGAAAAGTGGTAACGACTTTAGACTTAAAAGCGAAATATCAGATGGTGACTTCGTAGTCCAAGGAGTAGACAATGGCTCAATTATAACAGCCCTAACCCTAGATATGTCTGACGCTGGTACTGCTATCTTTAACCAAAAAGTAGTAGCTAAATCATCATCAAGTGGTGATTACGTTAGAATGTATGCTGGTTCTGGAACAGGCAAGTGGGACATTTATGGCAGTGGTGCAAACCTCCGCTTTGGTGATAATGACAGTGCTGGTTTTGTGCAGTTTGATACTAAAGTAGGTATTGGCACGAGTTCGCCTAGTTCGCCTTTGCATGTTTCATCAAGCAATGTTGATGTTGTTAGAATTAGCGGTTCAACAAGAAGTCTATACTTTAAGCCAGACAGCGCTGGAGTAATGCTTGGTACAGGCGCTAATCAAGCTGGAAATGGCATTTACTTTAGCGAAGCCTCTAATCTTCTTTATTTACAAACAAACAGCACAGAACGTATGCGCATCGACACGTCGGGCAACGTGTTGGTGGGTACTGCTACATCAAGAGCAGGTTCAAAGATTGTCGTTGATGGTGGAGCCGCAGATACCTTTATTCACTTAGACTCAGATTCATTTAACGGAACTTACGAATCAGGAATTAGGTTTTCTTCCAATACCATTTCAGGTACAAATTATTACCAAGGAGAGATTTCGTTCAAGGGTAATAACAACTACTCAGGAGACTTAACTTTTTCCACAGCAGGGGGTGGGACAACCAACGCCCCCACAGAACGTATGCGCATCAACTCGGATGGCAAAGTGCTTATAAATACTACTTCAACAATCGCCGCCGCTCCATCAGCTATGTTTCAGGTTTATAACCCAACAAGTGTTGCAGGTGTTTTTCAAACCGACAATGCTGGTACTCAAGTAATAGGGGCTTGGAATAAAGGTAATGCTGGAACTAGATATTTGATGTGGTTTGAATCAAATAGCGCTAGAAACAGCGTTGGAAATATATCAACCAATGGTACATCAACATCCTACAACACCTCATCAGATTACAGACTTAAAGAAAACGTAGTAGACCTAACAGGTGCATCTGCAAGGCTTAACCAACTAGATGTGAAACGATTTAACTGGATAACTGATGATACTAATACACTCGTAGATGGCTTCTTAGCTCACGAAGTTGCAACAGTAGTACCAGAAGCAGTTACAGGCACTAAAGATGCTATGAAGGAAGAAGAGTACGAAGTTACAGCGGCTGTTGAAGAAGTTACAGATGATGATGGTAACGTCACAACTGAAGCGGCTGATGCAGTCATGGGTACTCGAAATGTCCCTAACTACCAA